ACAAGAGGTCTGCTCCTGTATTACAGTTCAAGAGAGGTCTCTTTAGCAATTTGCCAGCATTAAGGTAAGGTGAGCCGGGATTTACAACCGACAAATATGACCTATATGTCGGGATTGACTCGACAACTTCAAATAATAAATTCGTAGGTTCAGGTAGATTCTGGACTGTTGAGGGTGCCACTAGTGGATCTGGTGTCAATCTTGTAGAGGGTACTAATAACGGTACGAGTTACATTACGCTTGCATCTCCAGCATCTTTAGCTGGAATAGTAACGTACTATTTCCCCGGAACTCAAGGTGGGGCAAGTAGTGTTCTTACCAACGATGGAAGCGGAAATTTAAGTTGGGGTGCTGGTTCTGCTAACTCAGTTCTGACTGGTGTTACTACAGTAACAGGTCACCTTGATATTGACTCTACAGTCGATATTTCTGGTATCACAACATTCTCTAATACCACTGATAATACTCTTGGTAATGTCAACACTGGTAGTGTTCAACTTGATGGTGGTCTAGGCGTTGCCAAGAACGTTACTGTTGGTGGAAACTTAAACGTCCAGGGATATGCCGAGTTTGTTGGTGTTGCCACATTCAAAGGTGGAACAATCAACCTTGGTGATGCTGATACTGACGACATCAACGTCGGTGGTGAGTTCATTTCAAGTCTTGTACCTAACGCAGACAAATCTGTTGATTTAGGTGAGTTTGATAAGCAGTGGAGAGATGTATATGCTGGTGGTTCTGTTTATGGATATGAAAGTTTAGTAAGCACTGAAGCTGCCAATACTACAGTTACATACACTGTTACTGTTGCCTCTAAGACTGCTAATCACAGATACAACGGTAGTGGTTCTGGTTCCGGATACTATATTGATGGGTCTGAATCTCCATTCATTACTCTTGTACCTGGCGTAACTTATCGCTTTGATCAGGCAGCAGGTTCTAATAGCGGTCACCCACTTCGCTTCTATCTAGAAGCACAAAAAACCACTGGTTATACCACAAACGTAACAACTAGTGGTACTGCTGGTAATGCTGGTGCTTATACTGAAATTACAGTAACTGACACTACACCTCAGGTTCTTCACTATCAGTGTGCTTCCCACGGTTTGATGGGTAATGCTGTTTCCACCCAATCTAACGTAGTTCATAATAACTTCCAAGCAACTTTCCTGGAAGGTATTGCTGTAACCGGTGTTTCTACCTTCACCGGTCAAATTGATGGTAATGGTGGTGCAAATATCTCTGGTGCAGAAACAGTTCTTTCTTCTGCAACTGTTAGTGACCTGACAGATAACAGAGTTGTCATTGCTGGTACTTCTGGTGCTCTTGAGGATAGTGCTAATCTCACATTTAACGGTTCAACTCTTGCTGTAACTGGTGATGCTACAGTTAGTGACTCCATTACGGTTACCAAAGATGGTAATATTGGTGCTGGTCTGACTGTCACTGGTGCTCTGGATGTTAACGGCGGTGCTAATATTGCTAGTGGACTAACTGTTACTGGTGGTTTAGTTGCTAACTCTGCACAAATTAGTGATCTTACAAATAATAGAGTTGTCATTGCTGGTACTTCTGGAGAACTTGAAGATAGTGGCAATCTTACCTTTGATGGCACCACCCTTGCGGTTACTGGTGCTGCTACAGTTGATAACTTAAGTCTTAATGCAAACACAGTTACGACTTCCTCTGGTGGATTAACTCTTGATTCTGCTAGTGGTACAACCACAGTTGCTGATGACCTGACTGTCAATGGCACATTTACCGTCCTAGGTTCTCAGTCAATTATCAATACTGAAACCTTAAAGGTTGAAGACTCTCTGATTGAAGTTGGTCTTGTCAACAGTGGTGGTAGTCTGGTAGCACCTTCTTCTGATGCCAACATTGACGTTGGTGTTGTAATGCACTACTACAGTGGTTCTGCTAAAACTGCCTCTATATTCTGGGATGACAGTGCCGGAAGAATTGTTGTTGCTGATGCGGTAACTGAAAGTAATAGCGTAATGGGAAGTATCTCTTATGCTACTCTTGAGATTGGAGCATTGACTGTTAGTGATTGTCAAGGAAACAGTCAAGCAGTTATTTCTTGTAGTGGATCTACAAGAAGTCTTGAAAATATAACTGTGGATGGTGGTTCGTTCTAAGATTAAATACAACTTATAAATATAGGTGGGCTAGTCCCACCTTTTTTTATACCAATTATGAATGAAAATGAGATCAAAAATTTGATAGTAACATATCAAAAAAAGGTAAATGATTTTTTATCTCAAACAATTGCTATGGAATCAAAGGTTCTAACTTTAACTCAACAAGTTGAATCTTTAACATCACAACTTACTGAACAAGAGAATGAGTTGGTGAAGTTGAGAAAACCTAAAAGAACTACTAAAAATATAGACTCTGAGGCATTCTAATGGCAAAACCGTCAACACGCCAAGGGCTGATTGATTACTGTAAAAGACAACTTGGTGCTCCTGTTCTGGAGATCAACGTTGATGACGACCAAATTGATGATTTGGTTGATGATGCTATTCAGTATTTTCAAGAACGCCACTATGATGGTGTTGAGAGGATGTACCTCAAATATAAGTTTACGCAATCAGATATTGATAGAGGAAAAGCAACTAATAACTCTACAAGCACAAATACTGCAGGTATTGTAACCACTAGTGCAACATCTACTTCCATTAGTGGATATGGAACAACAACTTCTAATTTTTACGAAACATCTAACTTTATTCAAGTACCAGATTCAGTTATTGGCATTGAAAAGATTTTCAAATTTGATACTAGTAGTATTTCTGGGGGAATGTTCAGTCTCAAGTATCAGTTGTTCTTAAATGATATGTATTACTTCAACTCTGTAGAGTTGTTGCAGTATGCGATGACTAAAACTTATCTTGAGGATATTGACTTCTTATTAACTCCAGATAAGCAAATTAGATTTAACAAGCGTCAGGACAGGATGTATCTTGATATTGACTGGAGCAGTGTAAGTGAAGATGATTATATTGTTATTGATTGTCATCGCGCATTAGACCCACAAAATTTCACACAAATCTTTAATGATAGTTTTGTAAAGAGATATCTCACTGCATTAATTAAGAGGCAGTGGGGAGCAAACATGATTAAGTTTGGTGGAACTAAATTGCCAGGAGGAATTGAACTTAACGGCAGACAATATTACGACGACGGTGAAAGAGAAATCGCTGATATTCGTAGTCGTATGGCAATGGAATACGAATTACCACCTCTTGATCTTATTGGCTGATGGCACTTAATCCCTTTTTCTTACAAGGTTCCTTTGGGGAACAAAGATTAGTACAGGAGTTGATTAACGAACAACTCAAAATATATGGTGTTGAAGTAACATATATTCCTAGAAAATATGTTCGTAAACAGACCATTATTGAAGAAGTACAATCTTCCAAGTTTGATGATAACTTCTTACTGGAAGCATATGTAAACACATATGATGGATATAGTGGTGCTGGTGACCTTATGACCAAGTTTGGTGTCAGTCTAAGAGACGAGTTGACAGTCACAGTATCTAGAGAGAGATTTGAAGATTTCATCTCACCTTTCCTGGATGATGAAAGTAATCAAGAAGTTGAAGTATCTGGAAGACCTAGAGAAGGAGATTTAATTTACTTCCCACTAGGCAATCGTTTATTTGAAGTTAAATTTGTTGAGCATGAAAACCCATTTTATCAATTGGGTAAGAATTATGTTTATGAACTCAAGTGTGAACTCTTTGAGTATGAGGATGAAGTCTTTGACACCTCTATTGATGTCATTGATACTGTTCTTGAGGACCAGGGTTATATTCTTGACCTTACAATGTTCTCAACGGGTTCTGGTGCCTCTGCGACAGCATCTGTAGGTACTGGATATATTCGGAAGATATTCCTGGATAATGATGGATCTGGATTCTCAAGCACACCAACGGTAGCGATCACAACAGCACCATCTGGTGGAACTGATGCTACAGCAGTGGCAATTACAACAACCAGAAATAATATCACATCTATATCTGAAATCTTGCTTACTAACGCAGGCGCAGGATATACACAAACACCAACTATTACAATTAGTGGTGGGGGTGGAACTGGTGCTGCTGCCACCTGTGGAATTATTACTGCTCATAGAGGTGTAATTTCCTTCACAATTACTAATGGTGGTACTGGGTTTACTACAGCACCTCCAGTAACAATTTCTGTGCCCCCTCTGTCTCCAGCAATTAATGCTAGTGCTAAAACGATTGTATCTGCCGCAGGAACTATTAGTGAAATTAGAATTATAGATGCTGGTGCTGGATTCTTAGGATCTGCTCCAACCGTAACTATTGGAACTGCCGCAACAACTGGTATTGGAACTTACTGGTTTAATGAGGTAATCACCGGGTCTAGATCTGGTATGTCTGCCAGGGTCAAGAGATGGGATGCAGATACCAATATCCTTCGTGTTGGTCTTACATCTGGATATTTCTATGCTGGTGAAACTCTTACTGGAGCTAAATCTGGTGCTGCATACGTTATTAAAAATACTGGTGTGGCGAACACTGAGACGGATAAATACAGAGACAATGATGAATTTGAGGCGCAAGCAGATAGTCTAATTGACTTCAGCGAAATTAATCCCTTTGGAACATACTAATGTTAGGAACTTACTACTATCACGAAATTATTAGAAAGACTATTATATCTTTCGGAACTTTGTTTAATGATTTAAATATCAAGCACAAAGACTCAAGTGGTGGTGTTGTAAGTCAATTAAAAGTTCCTTTAGCATATGGTCCAACACAAAAGTTTCTGGCAAGATTAGAGCAGCAGGCAAATCTGGATAAACCGGTTCAGATTACGATGCCTAGAATGTCCTTTGAAATGACATCAATCGCATACGACTCAACTAGAAAATCTGGGATTACTCAGACTTTCAAAGCGGTTGATGAAAACAATAATATGAAGAAAGTCTTCATGCCTGTCCCATATAATATTGGATTTGAACTCAGCATCCTATCCAAATTAAATGATGATGCTCTTCAAATTGTTGAGCAGATACTTCCATATTTTCAACCATCTTTTAATATTACTGTTGATTTGGTTGAATCAATCGGAGAAAAAAGAGATATTCCTGTAGTTTTAAATTCAGTCAATTTTCAGGATGATTATGAAGGAGACTTCTCTACACGCAGATCTTTAATATATACTTTACGATTCACAGCAAAAACTTACCTCTTTGGTCCTGTTGCTGAGAATCCTGAAGGTCTTATCCGTAAGGTTCAAGTTGATATGTATGCTGACACCAATACTCAGACAGCGAAAAGAGAGGTAAGGTACACTGCTGTGCCCGACCCAATTGATGCTAATCCGGGTGATGATTTTGGTTTCACTGAAACTTGGGAGACATTTACAGATTCTAAGTCATATAGTCCCACAAAACAATCTGATATTTAATACTCATGTCTGATTTTGATACGATTGATGATGCACTTAACGTAGAAAGTAGTATTATAGAAACAGAAAAACCATCTTTAATTAAGAGACCGGCAGAAAGTAACGATATTAAAAAAGACTATGAATATACAAGAGCCAATTTATATTCTCTAATTGAAAAGGGGCAAGAAGCAATAAATGGAATAATGGAACTAGCAGGTGAAAGTGCTAGTCCTAGAGCATATGAAGTTGCTGGACAACTTATTAAGAGTGTGGCAGATACCACAGATAAGTTAGCAGATTTACAAAAGAAAGTTAAAGACCTTGAGGAAGATGGAGCAAAAGGTCCTAATAGTGTTACTAATAATGCAGTGTTTGTAGGTTCTACATCAGAACTACAGAAACTTCTGAAACAAGGATTTCTAAATAGTAGTAACCCAGAAAAAGATAAATGAAGAAATGTAAGCAGGGGTATTACTACTGCTATAAAGATAAAAAGTGTAAGCGAATCCCTGGTGGATATCGTATAGGTCTGGGTGGGTATCTCCGTAGGGAGAAAGGAGAGGAGAAGTCTGAAGATAGTGGTGAAACTGAAACCAAGAAAAATGGTAATGGTGGAAATGGTAATGGTGAAAATGGTAATGGTGGAAACGATGGCGGTAGTGTAAGCGAATCTAAAAGTGGTGATTCTTCTTTGCGTGACTGGTTTAGTAAGAGTAAGTCTAGTGATGGCAAACCTGGTTGGGTTCAATTGGGTGGGAAATACGCTGGAAAACCCTGTGCCAAACAACCAGGACAAAAGACTAAACCCAAGTGTGGATCCAGTAAAATGGCTGCAAATTTAGATGATAAAGAAGAGAAAAAGGCATTTAATAGAAAGCAACGTCAAGATCCAAATCCAAATAGAAAAGGGAAGGCAATCAACGTGAAAACAGAATCTTATTCAAACTGGAGACAAAATCTTCAAGAGAAACCAGGTGATGGATATCTTGGACTTAAAAATTCTTATGAACCAGAAGGTGAAGTGTTAGAAGGTATGAACGCAATCAGAGCTGATGCAGGTCCACCTAAAACGACTATGAGAATGTCTGCAAGTGGTCAAGAACCAGCTGGTGATAAACTCTTGAGAAAGGCGAGTCAAGGTTTTAGTAACTTTATGAATAAACTAAATCCTAAAGCTATGCAGTCGAAACCTGCTGGACCCCAACGTAAACCTCTTATCTCTACTCCAAAGGAAGAAGTTGAACTAACTGGAGAACTGGTTGACGAAGGTAAGAAAGATGCTTGTTACCATAAGGTCAAGTCACGTTATTCTGTTTGGCCAAGTGCTTATGCTTCCGGTGCATTAGTTAAGTGTCGTAAAGTTGGTGCCAAAAATTGGGGTAACAAGACTAAAAATGAAAGTGTAGATTATTCCAACTGGAGAGATGATTTTGTCGCCACAGATTATGAAACTATTGATTTAATCAAGGCAGATCCTATCCAAGTCCCACCTTCCAATCTTCAAAAGATTGAAGAAGCAAAAAAATGCTGGAAGGGTTACAAAAAAACAGGAACTCAAAAACTGTTTGGTAAGACCTATAATCGCTGTGAAAAAATCAAGAAAGAACATTATGATTGGAGAGCAGAACTTGATGAAGGTTCTGCTTGGACAAAAAAGGAGGGAAAGAATGAAAAAGGTGGACTTAATGAAAAGGGAAGAAAATCCTATGAGAAAGAAAATCCAGGA